ACGCTCCGCTCAGCCCGGCGCCGGGCGACCGTTCCCGCGCCGGGTCGTCGTTTGCCCGTCGGGGCGGGGTAGCTCAGCGGTAGAGCAGGGGAATCATAATCCCTTGGTCGGGGGTTCAAATCCCTCCCCCGCTACCAACGATACCGCACCCGCCAGGAGCTCGGCTTCCTCGCGGGGCGGATCGACCTTCCGGTTGGTCGCGAAGGCGATGATCCGCGGGAGATCGCCGTGCAGCGTGATCCGTAGGCGGTCGCCCTCCGGCGTCAGGGTGATGTTGCTGATCATTGCCCGAGCCTGCGCCATGGCTGCCTCCCGGGCCGCCGGGTCCGCCAAAGACTCCTGCAGCGCCTCGACCCGCGCCCGGTACATCTCCGGCAGGTTGGGATGCAGCAGCGGCTTGACGGGCCGGTCAGCGCGCGTGATCAGCGCCTGCAGCTCGGCCTTGCGGGCCTCCAGCGCGGCGACCTTGTCCTTCATCTTGGCGCCTGGCACACCGTCGAGGATGGCCTCGATGGCCCGGTCCAGGGCGCGGTCAACCTTCCTGATCTCGGCATGGGCCGCTTCGGTCGCGGCGCCCGCCTCGATCCGGAGCCGGTTCAACTCGCGCATGAACTCCGCGGCGTACTCGCGATAGAGCGCCGGGTCGATCATGTTGCGCCGCAGACCGACCAGGATGGTCGCTTCCAGGATCTCCCGGCGGAGGGTGAGCTGGTTGGCGCACGTGCCCCGCCGGCGCGCGGCCTCGCAGCCGACGCGGTGCGTCGAGACGATCGTGAAGCCGCCGCCGCAACAGCCGCACGTCAGCAGGCCGGACAGCAGGTGGCGGGGCCGGCGCGCGCCGATGAGCCGGTTGCCGCCCGGGACGGCCGGGCGCAACGCCGACCGCCGGATGCGCGCCTGGGCGGCGTCCCAGATGTCCTGGTCGACGATGCGCAGCTCGGGCGCCTCGCGCACGATCCATTCGGCCTCGGGGTTGACCCGAGACCGCCGGCGCCCGGTGTCGGGATCCTTGACCATGCGGAGCCGGTTCCAGATCAGGCGGCCGACATAGATTTCGTTGTGCAGGATGCCGATGCCGCGCTGCGGGTTGCCGTGGACGGTCGAGGGCCCCCACGTGCTGCCCCGCGGGCCGGGGACGCGTTCGGCGTTGAGCGCGCGCACGATCGCGATCGGCGACTTGCCAGCGGCGTAGTCGGCGAGGATGCGCCGGACGACGGCCGCTTCGCCTTCGTCGATGGCGCGGGCGCCACGCTCGCCGTTGGGCCCGACCGCGACCTTGTAGCCGTACGGCAGGCCGCCGGCCGAGAAGCCGTTCTCCACGCGCCCGCGGAGGCCGCGGCGGGTCTTATCCGCGAGGTCCTTGAGGTAGAGCGCGCCCATGGTGCCCTTGAGGCCGACGTGCAGCTCGCTGATTTCGCCCTCGGACAGGGTGACGATCGACACGTCGGCGAACCGGAGGCGCTTGTACAGGCCGGCGATGTCCGCCTGGTCGCGGGACAGCCGGTCAAGGGACTCGGTCAGGATGACGTCGTAGCGGCCGGCGAACGCCTCCGCCATCATCTCCTGCACGCCGGGGCGAATCAGGGAGGCGCCGGAGATCGCCCGGTCCACGAACACGTCGGCGACGGTCCACCCCTGGCGTTCCGCATGAATCCGGCAAAGCCGGAGCTGGTCCTCGATCGAGGCATCGCGCTGCTTGTCGGACGAGTAGCGGGCGTAGAGCGCAGCCTTCATGCGTCGGGCTCGTCGTCGCGCTGGTGCTTCATCTGCTCCTCGAACCAACGGCGGGCATCGAGCCGGGCGAGCGCGCGGGCGAATGCACGCATCGTCTCGCTCGGCTGGGCCCCATTTTCTGCTGCCATCGGGATCGGAGCAATGGGGTCCGCGCCGGCCGTCGGCGGGCCCCGCGGGCGCCTGGGCGAGCGGTCAGGCATCGAACGGGCCGCCCGTGATGCAGCGCCGCGGATTGGGCGGATACGTCGCGCAGATGCGGCAGAGGGGGCAGCGAATCGGCCCATAGACGATCAGCGCGGACCAGTGGACAAGCCGCCCGGTCGCCGGATCGCGCATGAGGCCGAGCACGCCTTCAGGCATTTGCCAGTTCCAGCAGCACGGCGGCGTGGCACGGGCAATCGAGCGGGCACCAGCAGACCAGGTCGTGGCCGCGCAGCTGATGCAGGTTGTCCAGGATGGCAGCGCGGCGCGCCGCCGCTTCTTTCCCATCCCACCATGTCCGGGCGCCGCGCTCGGTAAGCCAGTCGCGGTAGCAATCGACGACGAAGCCTCGCGCCTTTTCCTCATCGCGCGCGAAGCCGGTTTCGATCGCCGATGCGATAGTGAACGGGTTTCCCCACAGCGTCGGCCGGCCGACATAGACCGCCCCCGCCGGCATCCGCCAGCCCTTGGCGCGGGATCGCTGGATGCGGCGCGGCTGGTCAGGCATCGCGCCAATTCCAGAACCCCTGGGCGCCCTTCGCAGGGCGGAACGGCTCAAGGGGTTCGATGCCCACCAACGGCCACGCCCAATTGCAGTGTTCGTCGCGGTCGCTGTCGTTCAGCTTGGCCCCGAACTCCCCGAGGATACTGTTCGACAGCTTGGGCTGGCCGAGGATCGCGGTGCCCAGGACCGACGACAGGGGCAGCCGCCCGGGCGAGGTCAGGGCCTGCTCGAGCAGAGGCACCGCAACATCACGTTTCAGGCATGTCGTCCATGCCTCCTCGTTGTGAAGCCGCAGGACGAGCTCAGCGACCTCGTTGCGGCGAACCGGCCGGGCGCTGGCGTGGATCGCGATGCGCTGGCCGACCAGGGAGCGCGGCGCCGGCCAACTGCGAAACTCGTAGGGCTTCGCGCCGATCATGATCAGCGACGCCCAGGGCTGCCAGATGGTGAGCGCCTTCACGCCGTCTTCCCCGCCGGCCGCCGCGCTGCGCGGACGGCTGCCGGCGGCTTCAGTGCCCTTTTCATTGCGCGCCCGTTGGGGCAGATACAATGGAACCGATCCCCGCAGTGCACGCCCGCGCGCGTGATGGCCGTCTGGCTTGTGTCGATGATCCCGGTATTTCCGCACAGCCCACAGTGACCGTTGCGCACGAACTCCTCAAACCACAGGTCAGCCAGCTTGCTCATCGCCACCTCCGGTCGTCGCCCTCAAGCTCGCGCGTCGTCGGGGCCGTCATGGCCGGAGGCTTTTGATGGCAGCGGAAATCCGCACTGCTTGTTCCTCGCGCGCCTCGCATATCGCCTGCTCGATCCTTGCGCCTTCCCATATCTTTGCGCTCTGCCGCGAACATTCCGCCCGCGCGTCCGCCACTTTCGCAGCCGCATCCAGCGCCCGCTCGAAGCCTTGAAGGTAGGCCGATGCACGTTCGCCCATCGCGAACGCGACGATCTCGTTGTGTCCCACTCCGAACTGGCTTTGTGAGCCGGCTAGCTCGCCGGCACGCTTCTCCACCTCATCGGCGCTAATGGCGGCGAACTCGGTGACGAACGCGGCGCGGGCCGCCTCACGTTCCTGAAGGGCGAACGCGTGGAGGAACGGCCAGAACTTCTCTTCCTCGATGCAGGCATGCTCGACATTCGGGCCGAAGAAATATCCTCCGTGCTCCCGCCAGAGCGGGGTCGCCCGGCTCCGGACGTCGTAGACCGTGTCTACTTCTCCCGCGGATGCCCGGTCGGGCCGTGGCCCGCCGGCTGTCACGGCATGCTCGGCCGGATCATCATTCCACTCCGGTCCCGGCATGCCGTGTTCCTTGCGCCATGCGGCCGCCTGCTCGACGGTCCAGTCGTTGGGCCATGCGACGTTGCCGTACGCGGGGTCGCCGATGACGACAGGTTCGACACCGGCGTTCATCGAAACTCCCTGCACGGTGCAGTCCCAGAACGAGCATCCCCTGAAGCCGTGCATCACGAAGCCCTCCGAAACCCGACCAGATCGCCGTCGTCGTCATCGACCTGCCCGTCGAGATAATGGCGGCCCTCCGCGCACCGCACGTAGAGGCCGTCCGCGTCGCGGTGAACCCGGCAGAGGTCGCCCTCGTTGAGGCAGGTGAAGCCGCCGTCGGCGATCAAAATGTCGCCGCGCGAAAGATCGTCGAGCTTCATCCGGCACCTCCCATCAGGTCGTCTGCCGCCCGGATGGCCTGCCGCGGCCCGGTGGCAAGCTCCAGGCTGCGAAGTCTCGCCAGGGTGTTATCGACGTGCCGCGAGGCCGGGGAATAGCCGGTGGCGCTCGCAAGGTCGTCACGCGAGACCGCGCGCGGATAGCGGTGGATCAGGTTCTCGAGGAAGGCGCGCTCGGCGGCGCCGAGCTGGCCTAGCCAGTACCGTTGCAGCGCGACGCCGGTCGGCAGCGGCTCGTAACGCCCCAGCGCGGCCCGGCCGGCGCCGGTGATCGAGAGCGCTTCACGGCCGCCCTCGACGTGCCCGGCCGAGCGGAGCGACGCCAGCGTGTTGTCCACGTGCCGGCTCTTGACCGAGTAGCCGGCGAAGATCGCGACCTGGTTGCGGGTCAGCGGCCGGCCGCGCTGCGCCAGTGCGGTGAGGAACGCCCGGTGCGCCGCGCCGAGCTTGCCGCCCGTGGCTTCCGCGGCGTCGGCCGGGCGTGGCCGCGGCGCCACGGGCGCGGGCGCAGTCGCCGCGGGTGTAGGCACCGGCTTCGTCGCCGGCTCGATCGTGGCGCCGTTCCGGTCGAGCCGGTCCTCGAGTTCGGACCGCGACCGATTCGCCCAGTCATCCGCCCGGTCGAGCTCCGTCACCAGCTCGCTGAGGGCGGCGTGGGCGCGCCGCGCCGTGCCGGCGAGGTCGCCGATCGCGGCGAGCACTTCGGCATAGCCGTCGATCTTGCCGCGCCGGTAGCCGTCCTGGTGCGCGGCGTCGAGCGCTGCATCGTCAATGCCGGCAGAAGACGTTTGACGCTGTAGCTCCGCGATCCGCTTCCGCAGAAACTTCGGGTCATCCTCCACGGCGCTCGCCGTCGCCGTCTCCAGCCGCGTTTGGATCGCCTTTAGGTCGATCGGAGCGAACACTGGCCCGTCGCCGGTGTCACCCGATGGCGCGCGCCCGCTGTCGAAGGTCTTGATCGGCGGGAAGCGGACTTGCTTCAACACGCCGATTTCGGGCGACCATATCCAGCCTGTCCCTGTCGGAAGGGATGCCAGCGACTTCATCACGTCGCGGCCTTCCTTTTCCGTACCCCATTCGCCGATCCATGCCTCGACGGCGCCGCTGTCGAGGTTGTGGATCAGCCGTAACGCGATCAGCGTCTCGACCTGGGTCAGACTGTCCTTGTGCAATTTCGCCGGCCGCTGGCTGATCAGGATGATGCGCAATCCGATCCCGCGCCCGAGGCTCACGAGGTTGTTCGCGGCGTGCAGCATCTTGCCGGACTGCGGGTCTGACACGCGCCCCTGCGGTGCGAACAGATGCGCCTCGTCAATCACCAGGGTTAGCGGACTCTTGTTCTTGCGCAGCAGCGACTCCGCGAAGTCGGCGAAGAACCGCGTGCGCTCCCCCACGGTCATAAGGCGCGTGTCCAGGATTGCCGGTGTGTTCGTCGTTCCGACGATATCGGCGATGGCGTCCCCATGTGCTGCGCCGAGCGGCACGTCGGCGTGCGCGCCACCAAAGACGACGACTGGGAAGCCCGGACCGTCACCGGCCGCGTTGCTGCGAAGGCCCCACCAGCGGCCGGTCGGGTCGATGACGCACACGCGGTCGCCGCGTTCCAGCAGCCACTCGACGATGCCCTGGACGGCATAGCTCTTGCCGGCGCCGGTCTTCGCCAGAACAGCGATATGGTGATCGAGGCAGGCCGCGGGGACGGGGTGCGTCACGGCGCGAGCCTCCGCCCGAGGTTGTCCTTGCTGTCCGGGCTGAGTAGCTTGTCGAGCTTCGCGTGGGCGAGGTCCGACACCTTGGCGTAGTCGATCAGGCCGCGCACGTAGGCGTAGATCATCGCCGCAATCATGTCGCCGCATTCGACTTCAAGGCGCGTCCGCGCCGTCACCGTCGGATCGACGACACCGGTGAGAGGATCCCGGACGCCCGGCGTGTCGATGCCGAAGCGAAGCGCTTTGCCGATGAGCTGGACGATCTCGGCGGCCTCTTCGGCGAGAAGGCCGAGGGCGTACCGCTCGACCTCCGTCGGGGCGGGACGTTCGTTCTCTTGCGTCACAGCACCGGCCTCCAGCCCTCGGTCCCCATGGCCTCCGCGATCTCGCCGCTGACCACGCCGTCGGGACCGCTGCAGTACCAGTCCACGTAGCAGCCTGCGCCGCGAATCGCGGCGATCAGGTCGCCGGCCGCCCGGAACGAGTAGCCGACCGCGTCGCCGTCCTCATGCTTCCAGGTGATGTTGGCGAGCGCGGACCACATGGCGATCGCGGTTTCGTCGGACGTGCGGATGCGATCGCCGAGCGCGCGACTGACGGCCGCTTCGAACGGCTCGTCGTAAAGCGGCCGGGCCGTTTCGTATCCGCCGATGTGCACGTAGCCGGCCATCACACCCGCTCGTTCTCGAACCGCGCGGTGCAGGCAGCCGCGTCGATCCGCATGTCCTGGTAGATGTTGGGGAACCGCATGGCGAGCTGGTCGGCGGCCTCGAAGATCACCTTCCTGATCTCCTCCTCCGCGTGCTCGGTGCAGCGCTGTGCGATCACGTCGCGCCAGGCGCGATGGTTGCCGGTGACGATGATGTTCGTCGTCAGGCCCAGCGGCGCCAGCCGGCGGAACGCGCTGGTCAGGCGCTTTTTGGCGGCGAACGAGGCTTCGTCGTCGAGGCCATGCCGGCGTCCGAGTTCCTGCTGCATCTCCTCCAGGTACTCGAACACGTCCACCATCAGGTTGGCGTCGGTGCCGCTGAACGCCTCCGGCTTGTAAGCGCCCAGCTCCGTCAGACGCACGTAGCGCAGGCTCTCCTGGCTGAACGACAGGTGGCGATGGCGCACGAGTTCATGGGTCGCTACGCGCGAAATATCGAGGAACGCGAACGTCACCGTCGCGTGCTCCAGCACCGAGCCGTGGTGCTGCTTGAGGATGTTGCCGATGTACGCGGCGTTGCCCTCGCGCACCTTGGTCACGTTCGGGTTGAGGCCGGGCGCGAAGCTGCGGTAGCAGAGGCGGCCGGCGACCTCCACCAGCAATTCGGCGTCCGCATCCCTATCGGCCGCATCGGTCGTCCAGCCGTGGGCGCCGACATGATCGACCAAGTCCATGATGCCCACCGGCTCAACCGCCGTTGCCGCCAGCAGGATGACCTTCGGCTCCTTGAACTGCATCAGCCCTCTCCCTCTTTGAACACCGCCGCGATCCGGACGTTGGCGCGGTCGATCATCGCCGCGCGCTCCGGTGTCAGGTGCTCCGGGTAGCAATCGACGTACGGGGTGTTGTCGCGGTTGCCGTTGTTGCGGAACTTGCCGCCGAACCCGAGCGCGCCCATGAAGCGCCATTCGCGGCAGGGCTGCTCGTTCGGGTACCGGACCGCGCGAACGAATCCTCGGCTGTCGTGAACGCCGAGATAGCCGCACTCCTCGCGCAGGATGGCGAGGATCGCCGCCGCCTGGGCTTCGGTGATCGCGCGCATCATCGGTACTTTTCCGCGCGGATTGGGCGCGTGTGGTGCCATTCGCACTTGATCCACACAGCATCAGGGTCCTTCCGGTAGCCCTCGCTCTGCCGGACCTCGACCATCTTCTCTTCAACCCGCCGCCGACATTCCGTCTCGTCGTAGGGAACTGGCCCGATCGTCATGGCGATCTCGGCCGCGAGATAGACGACGATGTAGAGCTTCATCCGGCGGCCTCCCGGCGCTTCATCTCGTTCGCGATCTCGCGCTCCAGGTACCAAATGGCCTTGCGCCGATCAGTGATGCCGTCGCCCTTCTTGCCGGCGCGCAGGATGTATTTCACCGCGTTGCCGTCCGAGAACCCGAGCCCGAACGCCTCGATGACGTCGATCGCCTCGATGCCGGCGGCGGACTGGTAGTGCGGCGGGTGATCGACCTGGTCAGGCATGCGGGCACCCTTCCCAGTGGAACGACTTGTGCGCTTCCGCCATGTCCGTGACGAACCAGCCGCGTTCCGTATCCAGGCAATCGACCGACCAAGCGCCGCCGACGGCGGCCGTCGCGCGCTGGGCCAGTGCCTCGATGTCCCGCCGTTCGGCGTCCGTCAGGGTGGAGAGCGCGTCGGCGACCGTCTCCGGACGCGGGGCACCGCCCTGTGCAAGCGCATGGGCCGGCCAATATGGGTGCAAGCACCGGACCGCGCCGTTCTCGGCGAAGATGCGGAATTCCCGGCAGACCGGCATGCCGCCGTAGCCGGGGCAAGTGCCGAGCGGCCTGGTCGGCAAGAATTCGCGCACGACCCAGGTGTCCCAGGGCAGGCCGATGAAGGCGGCCATTTCGGAATAGAGCGCGATCTCGATGACGTGCTGCGCCATGGCGTCGGGATCGGCGACAAAGCACGTCCGATCCCAGCCATGCTTGCCGCTGGTATGGTCGGTTCGCAGGAAGGCTGGAAAGCCGAACTCTGCGGCTGCGCCGGCCAACGTCGCGGCGAAGTCATTCAGGCTGTCGTCGGCCGGCGCCCCGCCTTCAAGGATGACGAAGACGGCGCGCTGCGCAGCCTCTGGCATCCTGACGATCGCGGTCGTCGGGACCGGCAGGCCGGCTGCCTCGATGATCGGGAACCAGTGGCTCAAGGCCGTCGGGTCAAGGGCGGCGGGCTTCGCCATCGGGGGTCTCACCGCCTGATGTCGTGATTGAGGCGCCGGCCGCTCTCGCGCGCTGTGATCTGCGGCTTGCGGCCCTTGAGCGGTCGGCCACAGCAGGGGCAATCCTTGACGGCGAGCGCCGCCGTGATCGACGCCATCTGCGCGTCGCACCAGGCCTCGACCTTGGCGATGCAATCGTCCAGGTCCGCGCCGCTGATCGCCTGAACCGCCACCTCGCCCTTCTGCCGCTTCGACTCGCGGTCCACATAGAGCAGCGCGCCAACCGGCCGGAACTCGACATTGCCGAGCGTGAACGAGCGGGCCTCAACCCGCATGTGCTGGGTATTCCTGTAGGCGGTGACCGCGAACATGCCGTGGTCAAGCTTCTCGACCCGGGCGAGTAGCCGATCGAACACGTAGTCGGCGGAAGCGGTGCACGGCAGCGTCCACCAAAACCAGCTCCGCACGTCGATGTGGTGCGGGGCCTGGACCTGGATGCCCGCAGGCAGAGTGCGCGGCGGGGCCGTCGCGTCGATGCGGTCGAATTCGATCGGCCGCGGCGCCTGCTCGCGCTCCTCCTGGACCGGGGCGTAGAGGGCGGCATCCTGTTCCGGCAACCGCTCATGTTCGGCCGGCGTAATCCAGCGCGGCTTTCCGGACCCGATCAGGTCGACGCGCAGCTCGTACTTCGTCGTGATCTTCAGCGGCGGGAAGCGCAGCTCGATAGTATCGATGCGCTGGTCGACCACCACGAACCGCTCGTCGCCCTTGGCCTTGGGCCAGCCGCCGCGGCCGTTGATGACGGCGTGGTCCCACTGGTACTGGTTGACCGGACGGCCGACGTAGCTCTTCTTGTCGACCTCGATCACGATCGCGCGGTCGTTGCTCATGCCTTTCCCCTTTCCCTGACGTACTGGCGCATCGCGGTCCCGATCATGCGGAACCGGTGCACCGTCTTTTCGGCGAGCGCGCCGGTCGCCTCGCCGATATCGGCGATCGCGTAGGCAAAGCCGGCGGCGAATGTGCTGGACCGCAGGACGAGGATCGGCTCGTCATGCGCCGCCGAAAGGATGTCCGGGTTGTTGTTCCGCGTGCTGCCGGGATTCGCCGCCGCGAGCTTGGCGGCGATCGCCGGCCGGAGCGTGTCCTTCGTCGTCGTCACGGCGACGGGCAGCAGGTAGTTCGCCACGTCGATTGCCGACTTTCCGGGATCCCGCCCGGAATGGCCGGCGACCGCGATCTCCGCCATGTTCTTCGCCGCGGACGCCAGTGCGTCGCCGGACAGCGTCGTCATGATGTTGCCCTTGTCGGCGTGGGCGTCGAGCTGGGCCTGCATCATCTCGGCGAAGGCGGCCACCGCCGGCGACAACGCGCCGGCGCCGGCTGTCGCGAGCAGCGCTTCATAGGCTTCGCGCGTGATGATGGCGTATCCGTCGATGGTCGCCTTCACCTCCTGGTCCTCTTCCTGGAAGAAGAGAGATTCGCCCTCGTTGCGCGGCAAGAGGATGCAGTTGCGGACGTAGCTTTTAGTCATGCGCGCTCCTTGCATTGGTGCGTTTCGGCTGCGGCACCCGCGTCGCCTGCGCGGTGACCTTGAGCCGAAGATCGACTTTGTATCGGCCCGCGATCTCGGCGGGCTCGGTCACCTCGACCAGCAGCGCCATCGACGTGTCGTTGAGGCCGACCAGGCCGTCCCACAAGTCGAGCGTCACGTAGTCCTCGCAGACATCCTGGGCGACGGCTTCCGCGTTCGAGGCGATGCCGGCCCATGGCGGCATCAATGTGATGACCCGTTTGGCGATCGGGCGTTCAAAGCGCTCGTCAAGGAGGTGCGCGGCGCTCCAGCGGACATCGGTCATGCGAAGGCATCCTCGAGCACATGAACGTCGTCGCGGGTCGGACCCCAACCGAGGTGTCCGACGGACAGACCGGTGCGCCCGGACGCGGCCACGATCAGATCTTCGGCCAGGCCGGCGCGGCAGCGGCCGTCCGCCACCCATTCAGCGCCGTCGGCGACCTGGTCCAGGCAGGTGACGGCGAGCGCGGGGCGGACCAGCCGCTGCCGCAGCGCGCCTTTCAGGTCGGCGGTGATCGCCTCGGCAATGAGCGAGAGATCGAGCCGGCCGAACCGGAGGGCGCCCTGGAATGGGTGATCCACGTTGGTCGGATCGTCGAACCGGAGCGCGGGGTCTTCCGTGGGGAACGGGCCGGCGCCATGCCGCGTCATGTACGCGCGGGTGACGTAGTGAACCTGCAGCACGTCGATGCCGGCAATGACCGCCAAGGTGACGACGTTGGTGAGCCCCGTGTTGCCGCGCGTCACATGCGGGAAGAACCGGTGCCGCTGGTCCAACAGCAGCCCCTGGGCGCCCTCGAACACGATCTCCCGCCCGCATATCAGGTTCCGCATCGGCTCCGGCCCGTTCGTGCGTTCCACGAACAGCGCCGCCTCCTCCAGAAACCGGTCGACGTACGCGTCGTCCGAGAAACGGTGCCGCATGGCCTCGGTGTAGGCGATCCCGTGATCGCCGAGCCTCTGGGGCACCCAATCCCGGCGCACCTGCCGCAGATGCGCGCCGAGGTCGGCCGTGCGATGAAGGTCGGCGACGGCGGTGCGATAGATGCTCTGGGACCGCGCCCAGGTCTCGTTGATGCCCACGCCGCACGACCCGTGCCGACGCTCGCCGCGGCCTTCCTCGACGAGCTGGTTGATCATCATGTCGTAGGGCAGGGTGACCGGCGCGAACGGCGAGACGTGAACCAGCGGAACGTCGGCCTCCAGAGCCGCGAACTCCTGATTGAACAGGATCGGGTTGCAGACGAAGGATGGCGTCAGGTAGGTGTCCGCGCCGGCGAGCGAGCCGGCGCCGAAGTGGTGGAAGACGTGGCGGCGCCCCTGCGGGGTGACGACGGTATGCCCCGCCTGGGCGCCGCCACAGAAACGGACGACCAGCGCATCGCCCCCGGCCTGGTCGGCGAAGAAGTCGGTCATCAGACCCTTGCCTTCGTCGCCGAAACCGGCACCGATCACGACAGTCGCCCGCTTCATCTCGGTGTTCCCTAGAGCCGGCTCACGCCGGCGCCGGCGGCGCCCGTCTTCGTCAGGCCGCGGACGGCGTTGGCGACGGTGACGGCGGTGCCGCCCGACCAGCTCGACGCGACCTGGTCGGCGTCGGCGCCCTCGATCACCTGGATGGTGGAGACGACGACCTCGGCGAGCTTGGTGTGATCGTCCACCTCGATCGCGCGCTCGCCCAGGAGGGCCCGCCACGTCGTCACCGCCCGCGGGTAGGCCGGCTTGATGATCAGGTGGAAGACCTCCCAGTGCTGGCTCACGATGCTCAGCAGGTCCTTGGTCTCCATATCGCTCTCGGCGTCGACGCCGACGAAATGTTTGATCTGGTCCTTCGTGAGCTTGTCGTGCGGCGCTTCGTCTCCGATGGTGAAGAGGTAGCCCTTGCGGCCGCGCTTGATCTGCGCGTCGCACTTCGCCTTGAACGCGGCGAAGTACCAGGCGAGCGTGTAGGACTCGCCGCCGTTGCCGCCGCCGTTGCCCTCGAGGTGGAAGTTCTTGAGCTGGTCGGCGAGCACGATCGACGCCTCGAACTGCGTCACCTGCAGCGGCGATCGGTCGGAGTAGGCGTCGCCGACGGCCATGCACATGATGTGCGGGTCGGTCACCGGCTTCCGGTCGTAGACCTCCTGCATGATGATGCCGAGGTCCTTCTTGATGATGAGCTCGGCCAGCTCGCCCATCGAGCCGGTCTCGTCGACCGCCAGGATGATCGGCGTGGAGAGCGGGTTCGCCGGCGAATCGCACGACTCCCGGACGGCGATGCGCGCCGGATCGAGATCTTCGTGCAGGTCTCTCTGGGTGAAGATTTGCGCCCGAGACTGCGATGCGGTCTTGGTGGTGTGGGTCGCCCAATCGGACGGGTCCCAGCGGCTACTGCCCATGGTCGGTCTCCTTGTCGTAAATCGCGCTCTCGGTGACATCCAGCCGGACGAAGCGCGGGGCGCCGAAGCTGGGTAGCAGGACCGCTTCCTTCCAGGTCCTGTAGTCGCGAACGGCTACCGCGCTGGTCGGCTGCCGGAGAAAATCGGCCATTGCCTTCGGCGCCATGGCGGCAAGCCGCATGCCGGTGCGATCACCGAGCAGCTCGCGGCCGAGCGCGCGTACCAGCGCGAGGTCGAGCCGGTGATCGGCGCGCTTGGTGTGTAGGATGTCAGGCGGCGTGATCGCCTTCACCGCGGTCGGCAGGGCCGTCAGGCGCGCGCCGTGCGGCGCGGCGTACCACCAGCCGCCGAGCAGCAGCGCGCTATGGTGCTGCGGCGAAATCCAGACCGTGTCCGCCGTGATCGCGTTGTGGGTCAGCTTCGCCCAGTCGAGATAGCAGGCGAGGTTGTAGACTGCGCTCATGATCCAGCCGACGTGCCGCGGGTCGAGCGCGCCGGCGCAGGCCCCCAGCACGTCGCGCAGCAGGAAGACGTCGGGTGTCTTGCCGAGCACCAGGACGCACCGTCCGTCGGTCGTCTCGAAGCAGCCTTTGATCGATGGGAGGAAGCGGGCCATTTCGGCCTTCATCGCTCCGTCGCGGTACCCGAGGCCGTCGATCGTCCGCTTGGCGCTGTGGCAGAGGTCGGCGTACTCGTTCGTCACCAGGAAGGCGACCATGTGCCGTGCGTAGACGATCTCGCCGAGCTCGAAGGCGTGCCGGCGTAGGTAGCGCAGCCGGATCGCCCCGCCTGCGACGGTGGCGATCGTCATCTCGCCCGGCTTCGACCAGGTGCCGGCCTTGATCTTCTCGACGGCGGCCTCGTAGAGCCGGTTGAGGTGCGCGGCGACCGCGGCATCGCCGCCCCGGTCCGGGTGCCAGGACTGCAGCAGCGCGTGGTATGCCGACTTTGCCGCGTCGAGGCCGTTCTCGAACAGCCGCTCCGGCTGGTCTAGCGGGACGGCGAGAAGCTGCGCGGCGGTCCAGGCCGTCATGCTGCGATCCCGGGAAGCTGATCCCAGGTGCGGCCGTCGAGGTCGCGGCCGGCGGCGGCCTTGCCCGACCGGCGCATCGGCAGCGCGCCGGTGGGCCAGCTCTCGGCGTTCTCGATCGCCCGGTACTCGCCGTCCGGCAGGACCCAATGCGACGGCCCGTCGCCCTTCGGCGACATCGACGGCCGCCACTCCCCCCACTGCTTGAAGAAGAACGGCACGCCCGCGGCGCTGCACTGGTCGCGCAAGCCGCGCGCCCAGGCCGGGTGCATCGGCCGCGCGCGCGGGCCGGACTCGCCGCCGGCGATGACCCAGTCGAGGGACGGCGTGGGCTGGCCGGTCACCCAGTTGGTCGCCGACAGGGCGTTGAACGGGACGAAGCGCCCGAGCGGCCCGTCGGCGGCGATCACCGACATCAGGTCCACCGGCCCGAGCAGCGGCTCGCACGATAGGAAGCGCACTGCCGCCGCGGTGCCGAGCAACGCCGGGATGCGAGCGTTTGCCGCCGCCTGGTCCTCGACGCTGACACCGAACCAGACGTTGGGCAGCGGCCACGTCGCGTCCTCGACGTGCGCGGCGCAGGGATCGCCCGCGAGCGCGACGGCGGCGTCGCTGATCCGCTCGATGAATTCGTCGCAGTAGTCGCCGAAGGGCTGGGCGAGATAGGCCCGCATCCGCTCCGGCCGCTTGGTCAGCACCTGGAAGGTGTGCTGCGGCGCCAGCGCCATAACGGCGAATATGCGGTCGATCCAGGAATCGGGCACCGCCTCGTGGAACAGGTCGGACATCGAGTTGACGAAGATGCGGCGCGGCCGGCGCCAGCGCAGCGGGTCGGCCAGATGCGTCTCGACCAGCGCAACCTTGCCGGTCCAACGCGCTTCGCCGCCGACGCGGCGCGCCAGTCCCTCGTAGGGCTGGCCGGGGCCGGAGAAGCGGGCGGCGATCGTCTCGGCATAACAGCCGCCCTCTCGGCCCGGACCGCCGCAGCCGCGCGACACGCGGGTGCAGCCGCGGACCGCGTTCCAGGTCGCGTCGGTCCACTCGATGGCGGTCTTGGCGCCCACGGTCAGGCCCTCCCGCTGCGCTCGTGCTCGGGCGCGCGCACCGGCTCCCCCCAGGTCGGCCGGATGCCTGTCGCGTCCTCGATCAGGTCGCCGACGACCTCGCGCATGATGGTGAGAAACTGCGCCTTCCGCTCCGGCGCCGCGACCCAGCGCATGCCGATCGAGCCGAGGCGCACGGCGCCGTCCATGCTGTCCTGGCGCAGCGCGTAGTAGGCAACCCACTCGTCGCCTTCGACGCGCATTGCGAGGCGACCGATCTTGTCCGGGGTCGCCATCACAACCCCGCCTCAGGCCGGTAGGCCGCGTGCTGGTTCGCGCGCCGCCAGAACATCGGCTCGTCGCCGCGCATCAGCATCAGGTGCGCCAGCACGTCGTCCGTCGGGCACATCGCACCCGCCCAGGATTCGCTGTAGTAGGCGATCGGGTGCAGGCAGAGCGCGGCCAGGATGCGCAGCTTGTCGCGGTCGCCGCGATGCCGGTCGAGGTGACACGGTCCGCCGTTCGCCGTGATCGCGATGGTGGGCCGCAGGCGACGAAAGAGGTAATGCACCCCGCTCCGCAGGCTGCGCTCCATGAAGCTGCCGGTCAGCAGGTACTGCTTGAACTGCCGGTGCCGCAGATGCCGGGCGAGCGTCTGGACGGCGGCGGCTTCCTGCTCGATGCCCCACACATCGGAAGCGCCGAGCGTCAGAAGCTGGTGATCCAGCCCGTGGCTGCGCGGCACTTTCACGTGAAACACGCGGCCGCGCTCGTCCTCGCCGAGGACGATGTCGCACCGCCGGTGCGAGGACCAGAAGACGCCGCGCAGCTTGTGCTTGCCGTCCGGCTCGGTCGGCGGTCGCAACTGCGCCTGCATCGCGTTGATCTTGTCCGCCATCGGCCAGCGCGGCTCGATGACCAGCGGCTGGTCGTCAATCGGCATTGGGAGCCCGGCCCACAGCCCGCGATCAGCGGCGACCTTCCGAAGTGCGTTCCGCAGCCCGGCCAGTCCGTCCACGGCTTCGAGCGTTGCGATCCCTACGGCCTTCGTCGCGTTGCCCATGTCAGCCTCCGGCCGACCGGGCGACCGCAACGGCCTGCGTGCGATCGGCCCGGACGCGCAGCTCGGAGAGAACCTTGGGCGGACGGCCTCGACGCTTCGGAGGATCGGCCGAAACCTCGGGCTCCGCCGGCGCCGGTGTGGCCGCCGCGATCTCGCCCTCGTGCCCCATGACCAGGTACTCGCAGGTCTCCGGATCGAACGCCTTGGCGCGCCGGTAGATCGGCTCGCCGTCCTGCTCGCCGATCTGGACCATGATCGCGTAGCCCAGCCGCAGCATGTCCTGGACGATCCTGGCGGCGCGGTCCCGCTCCGCCGGCTTGTCCTTGTCGAAGGTCAGCTTCGTGTCGCCGGCGCCGACGTTGAGGATGCCGAGCTGGCCGGTGC